CGAAAATTAAAAACACACCATACGCCGATCCGTTACAATCTAAAAATGGATTAAAGATGTTTAAGAAACCAGAAAAGGGTCGTATGTATGTTTGTTGTGTTGACGTGGCGAGAGGTACAAACAAAGATTACTCTGCGTTTATTATAATAGACGTTACCAAAGATGAAAGTAAAAAGATAGCATACGAAGTTGTGTGTACATACAAGAACAATGAAGTTAAACCATTTGTCTTTCCAAATATAGTAAGTCAAACGGCAAAAGCGTACAATGAAGCGCATACATTAATTGAAGTCAATGACTTAGGTCAATCAATCGCCGAAGCGATGCACTATGAGTTAGAATACCCGAATATCTTAATGACGACTCAAAAGGGTAGAGCGGGTCAAATACTTGGAGCGATGTTCTCTGGTCGAGGTACATCACTAGGGGTAAGAATGACAAAACAAATAAAAAAGGTGGGTTGTGCGAATTTTAAGACGCTTATGGAGGGTGATAAACTACAAGTGAACGATTTTAGTATCATTGAAGAAATATCAACATTTTCACGTAGAGGGAATAGTTGGATGGCTGAAGAAGGTACAAATGATGACTTGGTTATGTGTTTAGTCATATTTGGATGGCTCTCAAATCAACCCTATTTCAAAGAGTTATCTGATTCAAATATACGAAATCAAATGTATATGGAACAACAAAATCTAATCGAACAAGATATGGCGCCGTTTGGATTTGTAGATGATGGTATTAATAGTGACCCTATGAATGAAGAAACAATAGATGAGTATGGCACTCGTTGGTTTCCTGCGGTCAGAAAAGGTCAATAAACTACAATTTTGGGTTATTATAAATATCATTAACTGATAAAGTTTGACTATGGACGTGAGAAAACTTACGATTTTTGAAAATATAAAATGTTAATTAGCTAATTAAAGAGGAGAAATAACCTATGGCATTTCAAGTATCACCAGGTGTTCTCGTACAAGAAAAAGACTTAACAAGAATCATACCAGCAGTATCAACATCAATTGGTGCTTTTGCAGGTGAGTTTAGAAAAGGTCCAGTAGAGGAGATCATATCAATATCTTCTGAACAAGAATTAGTTGACACTTTTGGAAAACCTGACTCAACAAATTTTGAGCATTTTTTCAGTGCAGCAAACTTCTTACAATATTCTAATGCGTTAAGAGTAGTACGAGCAAACCAAACGTCATTAACAAATGCGACTGCTAGTGGTTCTAGCATTCTAATTAAAAATGATGACGACTATGACACAAACTACAGTACAGGCCAAGGAGCAGTAGGAACATTCGCAAGTAAAACAGCGGGTGCATGGGGAAACAACTTATTAGTTGCAACTTGCCCATCAGCTACAGCTTTTGAATCAGTATCATCTTCACTAGTAAACGAAGACTCTACATCAGTAGCAGTTGGAGATACTACAGTGGGTGTTGATGACGATTCAGCTTTTAATGTAGGAGACATTATCGCTTTTTCAACTTCAGCAAATACTGAAGATTTTGATGATGGCGATGAGTACAGAATTACTGCAATCGGTTCTGAACAATTAACAATCGTACAACACCCTAGAGGTGCTGGAGGATTAAAAAGAGCTGTTGTAGATAACTCAAAAATAAGAAGAAGATGGAGATATTACGATCAAGTTGATGGAGCTCCTGGAACTTCACCTTATGTTTCGACTAGAAACGGATCAGGTGATGAAATCCACGTAGTTGTTGTTGATGAAGATGGTGGTATTTCTGGAGTACCAGGAACAGTTTTAGAATCTTTTTCAAAACTTTCTAAAGCTTCTGATGCAAAAACTCCGCAAGGAGATACTAATTATTACCCAACAGTATTGAAAAATAAATCTAATTACATATATTGGATGGACCACAATACTTCAGGTTCTAATTGGGGTACTGCTGCATCTGGTACAACATTTACATCTGTGACTACTCCAACATCAGAATCATTATCTGGTGGTGCGAATGGTAGTGCAGCTTCTGACGGTCAAAAGAAAACTGCAGCAGAGTTGTTCCAAGACGCAGAAACAGTTGATGTAGGTTTAATCATCGCTGGTCCTGCAAGTGCAACTCACATTGATAACTTAATCACAATCGCAGAAAACAGAAAAGACGCTGTTGTATTTGCTTCGCCAGAAAGAGCTGACGTAGTAGGTATTACAAACTCAAATACGCAAAAAAGTAATGTAATTTCATTTTTTGATGGAATTAGATCATCTTCATATGTTGTATTTGATAGTGGCTACAAATATATGTACGACAGATATAGTGACGTATACAGATTTGTTCCATTAAACGGTGACATTGCTGGTTTATCAGCGAGAACTGATTTAGTTGCTGACTCTTGGTATTCACCTGCTGGTTTAAACAGAGGTATTATCAGAGGTGCAGTTAAATTGGCGTTCAATCCTACAAAATCACAAAGAGATGAATTATATCCAAAAAGAGTTAATCCTGTAGCAACTTTTCCTGGACAAGGAACTGTTCTATTCGGTGACAAAACTGGATTATCATCACCAAGTGCTTTTGACAGAATTAACGTAAGAAGATTGTTTATCGTTTTAGAAAAAGCAATCTCTACAGCTTCTAAATTTCAACTTTTTGAGTTCAATGATGAATTTACAAGAGCGAACTTTAGAAATATCGTAGAGCCATTCTTACGAGAGGTTCAAGGAAGACGTGGTATCACAGACTTTTTAGTAGTATGTGATGAAACTAACAACACTGGCGAAGTAATTGATAGAAATGAATTTGTTGCAGAGATATTCATTAAACCTGCAAGAAGTATCAACTTTATCACTTTATCTTTCGTTGCAACCAGAACTGGCGTTTCGTTTGACGAAGTGGCTGGTGGTTAATAGTAGAGAAGGAGAAATAATCAATGCCTAACATTAATGACTTCAAAGCTAAACTTGCTGGTGGCGGCGCAAGAGCCAATCAGTTTAAGGTGACAATGCCTTTTCCTGGTTATGCCCAAGTTGGTGGAGAAATAGAAGAACTAGCGTTTTTATGTCGAGCAACATCTATACCATCTATGGAAGTAGCAAACATTCCTGTAAGTTTTAGAGGAAGAGCTGTTAAAATAGCTGGTGATAGAACAATACCTAGTTGGTCAGTCACAGTATATAACGATACTAACTTTAAGTTAAGAAATGCTTTCGAAAGATGGCAGAATGGTATCAATAATATGACTGATAACGAGGGTCTAACAAATCCAGTTGACTATCAAGTGGATGCGTTTTTAGATCACCTTGACAGAAACGGTAATACAATTAAATCATACACTTTGAGAGGTGCTTATCCTACTACAATTGGTGCAATTGCTTTGGACTATGATGAACAAACTGCAATTGAACAATTTGAAGTGACTTTAGAGTACCAATATTTTGAAACAAATACTACAACTTAATATCTAATTAGGAGGGCGCTTCGGCGCCCTTTTAAAACTGTTATAAGTAATAGTATAAAGGAGATACATAATGGCAGAATTATTCGGATTTAGTATTACTCGTCTTAAAAAACGAAACGATCCAAAACAAAGTTTTACTTCTCATCAGGCGGAAGACGGAACACAAACGGTTGCCGCAGGAGGATACTTTGGTTCATATTTGGATATGGAAGGTACTGCTAAAACAGAGCAGGACCTAATTCGTAGATATAGAGAAATTGCTTTACACCCTGAGTGTGATATGGCAATTGAAGATATAATAAATGAGGCGATAGTTTCTAATGAATTGAAAGACGCCGTAAGAATCAATGTTAAAGATTTGCCTTACGGAAAAGAAGTAAGAAGAAAAGTAGAAGACGAATTTGTTGAAGTTTTAAAATTAATGAACTTCAATACCAAAGGACACGACATCTTTAGAAGATGGTACGTAGATGGTAGAATATTTTATCAAAAAATTATTGATAGAGAAAGTCCTAAAAAAGGAATAACAGAATTAAAATATATTGATCCTCGTAAAATTAAAAAAATTAGAGAGATTAGAAAGAAAAGACCTGACAATCCATTGCCGTCACAATTGGCTAATAATCTTGCTGTTATAGATGAATATGTTGAATATTATCTTTTCAATGAAAGAGGATTATCTGGTACAACAGGACAATCAGGAATTAAAATATCACCAGATACAATTGCATTTTGTCCATCAGGATTGATAGATCAGAACAAGAATATGGTTTTGTCTTATTTACATAAGGCAATTAAACCTGTTAATCAATTAAGAATGATCGAGGATGCTGTTGTAATTTATAGAATTGCTAGAGCACCAGAAAGAAGAATATTTAAGATTGATGTTGGTAATCTACCAAAAGTAAAAGCGGAACAATATTTACGTGATGTAATGGCAAGATATAGAAATAAACTTGTTTATGATGCACAAACAGGTGAGATTAGAGATGATAGAAATTATATGTCTATGTTGGAGGACTTCTGGCTACCAAGCAGAGAGGGTGGAAGAGGTACTGATATTACTACACTTCCGGGTGGTCAAAATCTTGGCGAAATGTCAGATGTAGAATATTTTAGAGCAAAATTATATCGTTCTCTAAATGTTCCTGTAAGTAGATTAGAGTCTTCTCAAGGTTTTAATTTAGGAAGAGCTTCTGAAATTACAAGAGATGAATTAAAATTTACTAAATTTGTTCAAAGATTAAGAAAAAAGTTTACTGAACTTTTCAATGATATTTTAAGAACACAATTAGTCTTAAAACAAATTATAGCTGAAGAAGATTGGTATACTGTAAGAGATCATATTCAATATGACTTTTTACAAGATGGACACTTTGCTGAACTTAAACAAACAGAATTGTTAAGAGAAAGATTAGCATTGGCAAATGAAATGAGAGATTATATTGGAAAATTCTTTTCAGTAGAATACGTTAGAAAAAATGTATTAAAACAAAACGAAAGAGAAATTGAGGAAATGGATAAACAAATTAAGAAAGAAATTAAAGATGGTATTATTCAGGACCCAATGGCTCAAGTCACAAATAATGATGACACAATAGTATAGGAGTAAAAAATGAGTGAAGAAGTAAAAAACTTTATAGATAAAATTGCAAGTGGTGATAATGCCGCTGCTGGCGATGCATTTAAAGACGCTTTAAGAATGAAAGTAGGAAGTGCTTTAGATGCACATAGACAAGAAGTTGCTGGTAATATGTTTAATGGAACAGTTGAGGCTCAACCCCACAGTGACCCCAAACCTGAAATCGCACCTACTGGAACTTTTGCCCAAGATGGAACAGTTATTCCAACAGGACAAGATGGACAGGCTGAGATAGATTTGACTCAAGGAACTGAGGATGCAGGTCAGTAGAATTATAAAAGAGAATCGTATTATTGATTCAAAAAGTTTTAATGAATTACCACCTCTAATGAAAGAGGCGATGAGAGATGTATTTGATCTCATTGAAAAAGAAACTGGTAATATTATAGAAAAGTTTGAAGGTGCCGTAGCAAAAGTATCAGAGTTTCACGGTATCAATATAGAAAAATTTTATGAATATATTGACAAAGAAGTATTAGAACAATTAGGAGAAAAATAAAATGGCGACTATTATTACAAAAGGAACTGTAGTCACTAACCCTAGCTTGAATAACATTGATAGAGCACAGTTTGTTAGATGTGTTGCAACTAGCGCTACTCAAACAATATCAGTTAGAAGCTTAGATAGTACAGTTTTAGGAGAAGTATATTTACACGCTGCTGGCGATGAGATAATTATTGAAAAGCATCCAGATGACAAAATTACTGGTGTTGCAGTAAAAGCTCACGCAGTAGGTTCACCAAGAAGTTAAGGAATAAAAATGGCAGATACGGTATCTACACAAACAATTACTGACACAACAGGTGTTAAGTATGTTGTTAAACTTACGAATTTTTCTGATGGAACTGGTGAAACTTTAGTTAAAAAAGTTGACGCTTCAGAAACTACTTTTATGACTGAAGATGGAAATAGAAAAATATCAAAAATTTGGTATTCTATTAACACCAATAATGACAAATCGGGAGTTGAATTAATATGGGATGGCGCAACAAATGCCACTGCTTTATTCTTGTCTAGTCAAGGTTATTGGGATTTAAGAACGGCTGGAAACGAGATTGGAAACAACGCTACAACGCCAACAGGAGATGTTTTACTATCTACAAAGAACTTTGTAAACGGAGATAATTACACACTAATTATAGAGTTTAGGTAAAAAAGTTTATAAATATTAGACAAAGAGAGAGAATTTATGAAACTAATTTCAGAAGAAGTCGCATCAGCCGAATATCTTATAGAAGAAAAGAACGGCAAGAAAGAATACAAAATCAAAGGTGTATTCTTACAATCAAATATCAAAAATAGAAATGGAAGAGTCTATCCTAGAGAAATCCTAGTTAGAGAAGTGAACAGATATACAAAAGAATTTATCA